CACTGTTAAACCGGTGGGTCACCCAAAGGAAGTGTTGGAGTTTTGTCAGCAACTCGATAAAGCGGGGATATTGAATCCCTCGTTACCCTCTCTAGTAGAGAGTACTTTATTGTCGTTACCTGAAACTCTGAGAGGTTTAACTATCTCTCGTTCACTCCTTGGGTCCAATGGTAGTGGATTTGCTCCCGTTAGTAACCCCTCATCAACCGATAGTGAATCGGATGTTGAGGGCGCGATAGCACCTGATTCTCCAATGGTTTCCCCTGAAAAGGAAAACATTGAAGATAGGGTTTGGGCTATGCGTACTAACGTTTTAATGCTCGCTCAGTCCCTTTATGTGTTAGTTGATGCCTGTCTCGCTTACGAGTTGGACATGAATAAACTTACACATAATGGGAAATTCTCACGCGTTGATCTTCTCAAAGATACGTTATTACATTGGGTCGTCTGCAGCCGAAAGATCGGTTGGATGGCCTTTTTGAAATACAAATGTAATGCGTTCTTTGCTTCATCTGAAGCTCTTGGTGGTCTCCCTAATAAGCCTTTTCCAGAATTAGACGACCCCGCACATTTAGTTGGCGGGGCTCTGGGAAGGTTTATCAAAAAAACACTGTTACACTCATCTAAATATCGTGATTCGTTTCTACAGACAGTCCTTCTTTTAAAGAAAGGATGTCCCCGACCAGGCCAACTTGCCTGTGTTTTATCGGGTGTGGATACGTATCATTATCTCACAACTAAACATGATCTTCCTCCATTTTTTGAATGGAAAGGGAAGCGTTATGATCGTGATTGGATGTCCAAAGAAATCGAGCGCTCCTGTGAGGAGGTGTTCGGTGGACATTCAATCACTGTTGAGGATATTATGAAACCCATAGCTCCCTCATTCAATTCTAATGTTGTTAAAACTAGAAGAGGATTTGGAGCTTTTGGGGTTCTTGTAGATGACGGTGTTTTGAAAGATACCAAGACTCCTCCCATCACTTTTGAAGTGACGGAGGAGCGAGAAGAATCAATTTATACGAAATCTGTTACTAATTTTGGCTCTCTTAAAGAGCAACTTAACAAGGTTTATAGTGATCTATATTTAACTTCAGCCGTTACTGCAATGGCTGAGTCTCCTGATGTAGAGTTAATTACTCTACCGGAGCCTCTTAAATTTAGAACTATAAGTAAAGGTCCTCCATACACCTATTTTGTCTTACAACCAGTTCAACAATTCCTTCACAAGATTATGCGAAAGCATCCTTGTTTCAAGCTAATTGGGGAAACGATACACGCCGGTTTGATATCCGACGCGTTATTTAAAAATGTTTCCAATATTGATTGTAAGTTAGATGGTGAGGATGGTCTTCTGTCCGTCGATTATAAAGGCGCGACAGATTCAATAGACCCTTTTTATTCCGATTTAGCTGTAAAAAGCATTTCGAAACATGTTAAGTTGCCTCCTTTTCTTACTACACTCTTCCAACGATCATTAACTGGGCACATAATGTCGATTAACCATACTGTTCTTGAACATGTAGGTTTAGACGGCAATATGTGTCCTCCTGTTCCCCAAGAATGGGGCCAGTTAATGGGAAGTGTGATGTCCTTTATAATTCTTTGTATTCTCAATTTTGCTGTTTTAAGAGCAACTTGGGAAATCGATCACGGTGTGTCTGTGGTCGCCGATAAGGCTCCCGTTATTGTTAACGGGGACGATGGTGGTTTACCTGGTTCCTCAAATGTTATGAACATTTGGAAAGGGGTAAGCTCTCTCGTCGGGTTTGCACCCTCTATCGGAAAAGTATATTGGAG